TGGAATGCCAGCATCGATTAAATCTTGCATAGCTTGATTGTTGATTTCTTTTTGATGTTTCTTATCAGCCTGACGTTTAGCATCTTCCTGACGCTTACGCTCTTCTTCTGCCAACCTTGCCGCTTCAATATCTGCCTGTTTTTTACGTTCAGCTTCAATAGCTGCTTGTTTCTCGCGTTCGGCTCGCTCCTGAGCCTCTTTAGCTTCTTGCTCTGCCTTTTCCTTAGCTTCTTTCGCTGCCTGCTCTGCACGTTGAATAGCTTCCTGCTTTTCACGCTCTGCGCGTTCTGCGGCTTCCTTTGCTTCGCGTTCGCGCTGTGCTGCTGCTTCGATTTCTTGCTGCGATTTTCGTTCGGCTTCGAGTCGTGCCTGTTCCGCGGCTTGTCGCTTTAGTTCTTCTTCGCGCTCAAACTGTTCGCGTTTTGCTTTTTCGATTTTAAGGTCATGAAGCTCGTTCATTTGCAAAGCTTCTTCATGCATTTCAGGCATTTTTCTAGCCAACTCTTCAGCTGCTTTTCTTGCTTCGTCAGCAATTTCCCAATCAGTTGCTGGTTTTCTAACCTCTTCACTGAGCTTATCTAGCTGGTCTTTAATTAACTTGCGGCTCTCATCGACTAACTTGGGTAGCTTTTTTAAGTCCGCAGCAATTTCTTTTCCTACTCCTTCAACGTATGTTTTTGTTTTGGTAACTTTTGCCGCTAAAGAGATGTATTTATTTCTGTTTACACCAACGTTTAAATCCAACCCTTCGAGCTCAACTAATTCTTTTGCAACTTCTCCAGCTACAAAATTTACTAATTCTTGTGCTTTAGCTGGCACTTTGAATAAATCCAGTGCCGTTGCTTGTTCAATTACGACTAATTCATTTGCCATTTCCTATGTTCCTTATGTGCGTATTCCTCACTATTAATAGCGATATGAATGATTAAGTGGTGGGTTACTGCTGACCGAGGGCTTTTGCGATTGCTAAATTGGCTTTCTTGAATGTGCAGTCATTTGCTTCTTGTAAGAAGTGCTCCTGACATAATCCGTTATGGTCTATGCTGCATTTATCGTAAGATTGAACTAGCTCAATCAAAGCCTTTAATAACTCTGGTGCTGTTGCGATTAGGTTGGCGTTGGCATCTATGGGTGATAGTTCATCAGAGTCACCTACAAAACCGATATACTGCCCATCGTTACCGACTATAGAGTAACCGCTACAGTTTGGTCTTTTGTCATGACATCGCCACGGCGCTGGACTATGCTTAAATCTCATATTCCTCCCTAGCCTTTAACATTGCATCTGCCATGCGGTAGTAGAAATTAGCTCTATTTACTAGATGCTCAATAGAGGTGTCATTTTCGTAATATCCCATATCTGACGCGTCCTGTGTGGCGATGTCACCTTGCATGCATTTAGCTGCAAAATAATCACGTAAACTCATACCAGTATGAGTGCCATGTAACTCTGTTGCTGGAACTGGAAAAGCCGCTCCACCTGTTTTATCTTCCATACTCCCTCCGTTATTAACTAAATACGATGCTATTTACTGTTTGATAAATCGTAAAATACGCCGTAGGTTATCTCTTCAAAGCAATCTGGAATGTTGGGTTGCTTATCCATACCTCTCTCATGATTTGGTATGGCACAAATAAGAAAGCTTTTATCAGTTTGTGGATATCCTACAATCGTTTCCAGCATTCGCATTCCAGCACCGCTACCGTGTTGGCTAACAGAGCAGCACTGAATATCAAACTTATTGATGATGTAATCTTTAAAACAGGGTAACTCTTTGAGTTTCTTATTTAGTTCGTCTTTCACTGCGTCCAATGCCGCGTTGAATTCTTTACCTTTCTTCGAGTTATCTTTGGCGCGAATAACTCTTAATTCACTGGTTCGCTGAATCTCTTTAACTGCAAAATCGAATTCTTTATCTACGGCAAAAGCAAATGCGCTAATTGTCGTACCATTTTCACCCCATGAATTACTAAAGCTAACGCCTTTAGCCCCAACACTTTCAATGGCTTCGTTGAGGAGTTTCTGCCGTTTAGCTTGGATTTCGTCAGTTTCTTTTTTGATTTGCTCGGTAGCTTCTTTGCTAATTTTATAAAATCGATAATCCCTTGGTTCCATCTCTATCTCCTATCTATTAATCAACTCACCACAGCCCACAGAATGGACTGTAATTAGTTAACTAAAGCATTCCTTTTTTTCTTAACTGATTTGCTTTATCTCCACTCATAGCAATTCCATGACCTTGCTGAATGCCAAGCCCTCCAACACTTAACGAGGTGTCAGGATACAAGTCACTACACATGCCCGATCCAGAGCATAATTCAGCTTTAGGCTCTTCACTTTCCAAGGTAACAAATGCCCTTCTAACTCTATGACCTAATTCTAAAATATCATCACGAGTTAATTTAAAATTGCGTCGATAACTATCAACTAGCATGGCTGATAGAACCGCACGAGCCGATTCTTGAGATGCTTCTGTTAAATCTTCAAATTTCATCTTACTTCTCCTATTTATCTCGCCGTAACCCCGAACTCACTGCTCGGCTGTTTTGTTTTAACGCCTGAAAATATTGCTACATTAGGTAAGCAACAGTTATCTCCACTTGGATAATGCTTTGTTGGTTTGAGAGAGAGAACAGGGCGTTCTTTCTTCTCTTTCACTGAGTTAGCTTTAGTAATTTCCTCCTCTTTCAGCTTGTTAGCTCTGAAAGATGCATATCTAGCGTATTGACGCGCTTTATATGAATCACTGTTTACATGCTTAACTTCTACTTGTTTGCGCTCACCTGATTTCTTAGGTGACGCTTTTAACGGTTGAATATAAGTTGTCATGTTGCCTCCTCTGAATAAGTTTTAGTGATTGGTGGTAGGTGCTGAACTCCTACTTGTGAACAGTCCCAGCTACTTTACTGGTTGCCCACGCCTGCTAGCATTCAGCTGCTAATCAGCCTTAGCATTCACCAATCCCAAAACTCACTCAGTGAAATGTTGGACAAGATGTCATTGTCCGTACTGCTATATTTTTAAAGAGCATGGCTTGCTGATGTATCTTGCTTGCCTTTGATGTGATTACTATAACCATAGTTATATAACCAGTCAATAACCAAGATAGAATAAAATATGAATTAAGTTATATTTGTTTGAATTAGATATGAAAAAAAATAAAAATAATTTTATTTCTTGTGATTTAGGCGAAAAAAATCCCCATTTAAGGGGATTGTATGAGAGTGGTTATAGTATGGATGCTACCCAGAATACTTTTCCTATGATTTCTATTGAACTAACATCAACTTCTTCATCCGGATATTCTTCTTTGTTATAGCTTCGTATTATGACTTTTTCTGGTGATGATCTAACTAAGACTTTTATTCTTTTCCAGCCATTTTGATTAATGGCATAAACCTTTCCATCAACGATTCTTTTGTCATTACAGTTTACACTAACGGTTGCTCCATCTGTGATTACAGGCTCCATAGAGTTCCCTCTTGCAGGGAAGCAAATCACCCCAGTACCATCGGTATTAGCACCAACTTTACGTAAGGTTGATTTTGCAAATCTAAGCTTAAATCCGTTGTAGTCGCCATCATCACAAGCCCCGTCACCACATGCGAACTCTATATCTTTCAAGAAAGGGATCTCCACTTCATCAGAATCTAATTTATCATTATCATCCCATGAAATAACTTTCCCCCATTCATCCTGACCAGGCACGTTTGAGTCTGGAACTCCGTCTCTAATAGATCCAGTACCATTTACTAACCATGCTGGGTTAACTCCCAAAGCTATTGCCATTTCTAGGGATTTCTTTGATGACTTAGCTTTCCCTGAAATAAGTTTCGCAATAGCTGGCTGGCTTATTCCAACAGCTTTAGCAAGTTGCTCTTGAGACATAGAGCTGGCGTCTAACGCCATTTTTAATCGTTCAGCAAATGTTTTCATAAACAAATCATATAACCGAAGTTATCTATTATCAAAGAACCATAGTTATTGATTTATTTCATAACCTGATTTATATTTGGTTATGAAATATAACTACGGAAGGACTCTGTATGAATTTAGTAATAAAAAAAGCCATTGGCATTGTTGGCAGTCAGGAGAAGTTAGCGTCAGTGTGTGGTGTGACTCAACCTGCTGTCCATAAGTGGTTAAAAGGCGGAAAGGTAGCACCAGAAAGGGTCAGAGCAATTGTAGATGCCACAAATGGCGCAATCAAGGCTCACGAACTTAGACCTGATTTACCCTTTTTATTTCCACATAACTAGTTGTAACCGCTCTTTAAAAATTCATGCCATGCCTTTTGACTTCAATCGGCAAATTATTATCAACAATCCGCTCATATGGAATGAGCCACGGATCATTACTGCTGTTCCCAATATGGGAAGTAATCTAAGAAGGAATTTAACAAATGGAATACGGAAACACATGCAAAACAGTTCGTGACAAACGAGCTATTGAATTTAGAACACGTCATTTAGTTAGTAACGCACTTCAAATATTGCGAGATGGGGATCAGCGAGAAATTGCACAAGCCACATCACGCTCAGACTCGACTATCTCAAGAAGAATTCAATCTATTGACGGTGTATGCGAAATGCTTGCTACACGTCGCGTAGTTGGTTTTGTGAGGGAAGGAGAGAAGGTTATCAGGGAATCAGACTACAAACTCTATTTAGAAAATATGGCTGAACTATCGAGGTTAAAGCTTCAAGTTCATGCATATGAAAAAGCCTCAATTGCGGGAACAACTGAGGCCTTTAGAGAGGAACAATTGGGTCTGTTCTACTAACAAATACTGTATCAATAACCAGTATTAAAGGGAAGCTGATTTTGAGTTTCCCTTTGGTCATTAATAAATCAATGAGGTCATTATGAATCAATTGAATAACTTAGTAAATACTGGCGAACCAACGATGAGTAGTTTAGAGATTTCAGAGTTGGTTGAGTCAAGGCATGACAAAGTTAAACAATCAATCGAACGCCTTGCAAAACGAGGTGTTATCAAACTCCCCCCATTGGGGGAAGTTAAAAACCACTTAAACCAGACGGTTTCTGTATATCAAATTAACAAGAGAGATAGTTACGTTATTGTTGCTCAGCTATCACCTGAATTTACAGCAAGGTTAGTTGATAGATGGCAAGAGTTAGAATCAAAACAGTCTCTTATTCCTCAGTCTCTACCGGAAGCCTTACGTCTCGCTGCTGACTTAGCAGAACAAAAACAAATCGCAGAACAGAAATTAGCAATCGCAGCGCCTAAAGCTGAATTTGTTGATCGCTACGTTCAAGCTACTGGCTTACTG